AAGAGTTTTTACGCGATAATCCATAGATAGGAGACTCTATAAAGTGTGCGGAATCTTTGGTGTAATTCAGAACGATCCTGATAAGAAAACAATGGCGGCTTTGTGCAGGTATATGCATCAAGCATGCCATGTCGGCATCTTTCGAGGAAATGACAGCACAGGTCTTTTCCAAGTCCAAGAACACAAAGACGATGTATTTGTGCATAAGCTTCCCATTTCTGGGGAATATATGGCCAGCACTCGTCGAGCAGAGCAGATTTTCAATCTGGCAGACGAATACCCAATTACTATAGGCCATCATCGCGCTGCCACGCGTGGTGCTGTAAGTCTAGAGAATTGTCATCCATTTGAACATTATGACACTGAAAATTATCTGATAGGTGTCCATAATGGTTCCTTCAATGGGTGGAAGTCGGATGAAGACAAGATACACTTCAATGTCGATTCGGATTGGGGCTTGTATCAAATCTGGAAACACGGTGATCTTGACGGACTGAGCCGCCTCGATGGAGCATACGCTCTCGTTTGGTATCGCAATGACGGGAAAATCCGAGTTGCGTGTAATGCTGAGCGAGAATTCCATTGGGGATTTGTCCGCGGCAAGAATGCTATGGTCATGGCCTCTGAGCATCCGATGATGTACTGGCTAGCTGATCGCAATGGATTAGAGTTGGAAGATCCAATTTGCTATCCAGCCAAAGGCAAGATGTTTACATTCGATCCGAACAATGTACGAGACTTTAAGGAGGAAGTCATCCCGGAGCGCCCAAAAGCGCAAGTAGGGTTCCGGCCACACACAGCGAATTCTCGTCAGACCTCAGCCACTGGGATCGCTTGTTTGCCGAATCCGAATTCTACTGCGGCTAATAATTCGGAATCTTACGAAGAGAGCTGGGAACGCGCGCTAAGGAATCGTGAGAAGCGAGAAGGAGATGGCCCTAATTACGGCGCATCTGGGGACGATCACACTTCGCTATTTGACGTTCTTCCGCCTAATCACACAGAATCGGGGCACTTTATCCATTTCTCTAAGGACCAAGTCCTTGCAAGATTGAACATTAATTTGGGTGATGTAGCGGAATTTTATCCGGACAAGACTGTTCTTGCTAATAGGCGCAGGGAATCTACGGAACTGCCGGGAACGATTATTGTTGGAAATGAAGTACAACGCGCATTGATGACCGATCTTACTCCAGCAATTTTCTACAACTTGGAGACGCTCGCTCAGCAAGAACGCATCATCGAAGCACGCGTACTCGGAGTTGCTAAGTGTCCGCCGGCAGTAGGAAGCATTAGTCCGGCGTGGGAAGAAGTGGCTATCATAGGCCGTCCACTAAAAACTTGGGTAAGAGACCGTACTACCAACATCATTGTCCCAGAATCGGCTACTGTGGATGATGGTGGGGAAGATGAGGTTTCTGGCACGGCGAAAGTACCGGGACCTAACGGAAAGCAAATCTTGTTGAGGGATTTTTTAGTCATGGTTAAGGATGGATGCGCGGAATGCTCCGCTCCTTTTGAAATTAAGGACGCTCTAAACGGTAAAATAGTTTGGGCTGGAAGTGATGTTGGAAAGCCCAGCCCTTTGTGCAAGGTTTGTGCAAAGCACCATTTCGGCGGAGTGGCGGCATAACCTATGGAAATCGTTGAGACCAACGGCGAATTTAAGTTCACGTTTTCTTGTAGAGTGTCTAATCCGGGTCACAATTGTGGTATGGGCTGGCTTACAGATATGACTCTTGTTAAGAGTCGGCTCATTAATACACCGAAACTAGTTACAGCACCTCAGTACAATAATCGTTTAAACATCTCTACTCCAAGTCCTGATTGGAGCGTTCCTGTTTTAACGCTTAAAGAGGCGTGGGATTTTTGGGATCGCAATAAAGAATCGATCTTAAAGTGTATTTACAGCAGCAGTATAAGACAAAAGCCACATGGGTTCTATTTGATTTCTGATTCCGTGAATGTACAAGGAGACACGAATTGGGGACAGAAAAAAGCCGGCCAAGAAGAGTTTCCGGATGGCTTTACGAAAACTGTTCATTTTATGAACTGGGTAGCTGCGAGGCAAATTGGAAATTTGGTTCGAGGTCCGATTGGGAACAATCTTGCTCACACAGAAGACAATTACGTCAATAATGAAGGACGATGTGTTACTAGCTGGTTCTGGCAACCTTCTTCTGAGACTATAATTGATCCAAATGTAGTGGTCTTGAGTAATGCATTTGAGGCAAATCAAAAATATCCAAAGCTTCTTCAGAACTGCAAAGAGTACGTCGACTACGAGCTTAGTCTTATTCCTAAAGCTGAAAGTGAATTTAGAAGGGCGGCGTGATGGTAGCCATGAGAGTTAAGCGAACTAACTACTTCCAAGATCAATACGAGCAAATAAAGGAATATGCTCGTGATAAAGAGGTAGGATGGCAAGGATCAGGATATCTTTGCCCTTTCTGTAAAGGCGGCGCAACAGGAAAAGATAAGTCTTTGTCTGTCTCTCGTGATTATATTCAAGTTAAATGGATGTGTCACAGAGATACTTGCAAGTCTGCAGGCACAGTTCTGCTAACCTCTAATCCAAAAGAAACGCCTCAAAAACAAGAAGTTGCATTCAAAGTGGCTAAACCCGCGTACTCTAGGGATTTAACAGAGCCCAAATGTGAGGCGCTTAACCAGTTCCAAATGGATTTCTTGGTCGATCAGTACGGTCTTGATCGTAAGGATGTTGAAAAGGCTATTTGGTTGTGGGATAATCTCCACAATCGTTTGTGGATGCCAATTCATAAGCCCGATCACTCGCGATTTACCGGGCACGTATTGAGGGCGTTTGACAAGAAGCAAAGATCTAAATGCATCACGGTAGTTACCGATCCGACAACAATCGCCGCGGATTGGTTTTATCGTTTCGTTGGAGATACGAGACTTATTGTTGTAGAGGATCAAATCAGTGCGTGTAAAGTTGCTAGGCAATTCAATAGCTTAGCACTTCTAGGCACGAGAATGGGTGATGCTCTTGTGGCGGAAATCAAGAAGTTCCATTTCCGTAAGGTGTTTCTTGTTCTAGATAAGGATGCGCTTCAAACTGCTCTCGATCATCAAGCCAAGTACTCGGAACTCTTCGACGTATTTAAGGTCATACAGCCGGAGAAAGATCTTAAGTATCTGAGTGATAAGCAAATTAAAGAACTAGTGGAGAAGAATAATGAATCTTAATGTTATAATTGCTCTTTTATTTGGACACTTTCTCGGAGATTTTGTATTTCAATCAGATAGGCTGGCTTTAGGAAAAAGCAAAGATTCGGGCATTTTAGCACAGCACGTCCTAGTTTATATAGGAGTGATGACTTTAGTTATCAGTTTGTTTGACATTACTAGCCCTATGTATCCTCTTTGGGCAATTTTCAATTACTTCCTACACTTTGTAACTGATTTTATTAGCAGCAGAATCACATCAAAGCTATGGGCTTCTAAGAAGAATCACTGGTTCTTCGTTACGATAGGAGCCGATCAATTGGTTCACTATCTGTGTCTATTCGGTACTTGGAGGCTTATGGCATGAAACATAGATATTACAAGTGTACCGTGTATATTAAAGCCTTAGACGATCATTGGGATTCTCATTGCGACGAGCTGGCGGCCCTAGGAAGATTGGTGAATAATGACGACGGCTTTAGTGCTTTCGAAGAGGTCAGTAAAGAAGAATTCAAAATCAACCAGAATAAATTATTCGATGAGTTTGGAGGCATGTAAGATTGGATGAGTGAAGCATCGATAGAAAAAAGAATAGTTGCTTCTTGCATCAAGAATAGAAACGTTTGGTGGAAACTTAAGAAGCACGTAGATAGCGATACATTCAGTCCATACGGAGAATGGTGTCTTGACAGAATTGAAGAATACTACGAAAAAGATCCGAGCAAGGACAGTGTTGACATTGCCTATCTCACTGAACTCTGTGAAATACGCTTTGATAACCCGTCCAAAGCGGGGTTGTACAAGACTTACATTGAAGAGGCGAGCGGCGTAGATGTATCAGCAGTCAATCTCGCGGAGCTTGTGCTCGAAGGAAAGCGTAAGGCTCTCGGTGCCCGTTTGGCACAGGCGCTGGTTAATGATAACGGCTCAGATAGCACCAGACGGCTCCTTGAAGAATACAACGATCTTGAGCTTTCCTCTATCGACGAAGATGATAAAGAGCAGATTTTCAACAACGTCTCAGTCGAGTCTATTAACGAGACGGTTCTAAGTCCAGAAGGGAGAATTCAGCTAAGTCCTAGAATCCTAAACGAAAAAGTAGAGGGTGGTGTACTTCCGGGCCACCATATCGTGGTCTTTGCTCGTCCGGAGACGGGTAAAACAGCCTTGATGACCACTCTTGTGCGTATGTTTTGCGTCCAAGAGCTGCCGGGCATCTATTTCGGCAACGAGGACCCGATTCTAAGCGTCATAGAGCGCGGCCAAGCTTGCCTGAGCGGGTTAGGTAAAGATGATCGCCGTCGAGATCCTAAGGCCGCTCAGAAGCTCCTAGACGATGCTGGGTACAAGAACGCCACTTATATTCCGATTCATCCGGGATCGATAAGTGAGATTACTAAACACGTAGTGAGGCTAAAACCAAAATGGATCATAGTGGATCAAATTCGCAACTTGAATGTGGGTGGGGAAACGCGCGTCAACCAATTGGAGATGGCAGCGCAAGGAATCCGGAACCTCAGCAAGAAGTACAATCTCGTAGGTATTTCAGTTACGCAAGCCGGGGATTCGGCGGACAACAAACTCGTCTTGGGTATGGGCGACATCGACTTCTCAAATACGGGCATCCCCGCTACGGCGGATTTGATGATCGGCGTAGGAGTGAATGATGAATACTATCGACAAGGGCTAGTTATGTTGTCTCTTCCGAAGAACAAAGTAAGTGGTAAACATGAGCACTTTCAGTGCCGCATCAATAAAGACTTGAGTAGAATCGAGAGTTTATAATGACTATTAAGAAAGCTGCTGTAAAGACTAAGAAAGCTCCGGCTAAGAAAGCGAAGCCCAAGCTCGAAGATCGCCACATTAAGTGGTTGAAAGATAACCTTTATATTGGCGATAGTCAGATTAAGTGGCTAATTAAGACGTTCGGAGAAGAGCGAATACTTAAAACCTTCTATGAAGATAGAGATGGATGGACAGATGAGGTCTATCTTGAATCTTCGTTGAACGATTGCGAAAGTTTAAATGGGGAATCGCTTCCGTTTAACTGCGGCGTGTTTGTTGCCGAGGCTGCTGATATCGCCTCTGGCGAAGATGTCATACAGACTTTGCTAGGGGCATCTACCAGCGGCTACAGACACGTAATAATCACGACAAATCATACTCAGAAATCTCAGTTTAAGCTGTTGAAAGATAACGGATTTGAGGTTGTACGAGATTATATGGGAAATCCTAATCATGGTAATAGTACGAAGATTGCGGTCCTCATGTACACGTTCCCTACGACGGCTAATTAAAATTATGACTGACGCCATAACTGCATTAACTGAAGAAGAAAAAAGTCTCTATAAGGCTTACTTTGCAGAACACCCAAATACGTACACTTGGGTTATAGAGAAATTTTCTCCTAAGTTACTCAGAGAATTTATAGTAGATACTAAGGGATTTGGAAAAAAGATTTCAAATTCTCTCCCTGAGCAATTAAGTTACCGAGAACTTGATCGAGACTGGAAACAGGCTTTAGGAAATTGCGGTATAGGATATTTTTATGTACAATATATGGATGAAGGACATTTTAATAGATCTATTCTTCATTGTGCTCTGTTGAGAAAAGCGTACATCTTGATTAGCACTAATTACAATGAAGAAATGCGTCTAGAAACATCTGAGGCAACACTCAAAGGATACGGATTCGAGGTCTTGATCCCTTGGACGAGGAATCCTAATTCTGGATCGAGTATCCAGCTATACAAGTATACAATACCACAGTAGTTATTTTCTGAGGATAATCAATAGGTTATAGTAAGTCTTTGATTCTAAAGGAAAGATAGTTTATGATTTAGAGGAACTTTATAAGTTTTTTGTTGTCAAAGAGCTATCTTATATATGTATACGAGCAAAGCGGCTGGATATATTAGCTTTGCGAGTGTATGTATCTCTTATTCGTTCATTCTTCACTCTCTTCCATGGGATATGACGAGATATGTTTCAGGATTATCGTAGATCACTTATTCCACAATCCGTGCAAGATGTGCTTGATCGTACTTTAAAATATTGGAGACTAGACCGATATGTCATCGGAACAAACAAGAAAGAGCCTAACTATAGATTTCGTTTATGGTCTCCATATAATCCAGAGGCAGTGCCAGAAACTATAGTCGCTGCATTTTCTTTATCACAGATGCCGGGCTGTTGTGGATTATGTGTATCTCACGATGCATATGTTATTAGTAGTTTACGAGGCCGCGGCATAGGCACTGCTCTAAATGAACTACGAATTTATTTGGCCAGAAATATGGGATATACCTGTCTGCTGTGTACAGACGTAGATTCTAATGAGCCACAAAAGAAGATTCTATCTAAGAATGGATGGAAAACAGTAATGACGTTTCCTAATAAACGTACCGGCAACGTAGTTAATCTCCATTCGGCTTCTTTATGAAAGTTAGACGATTGATAGAGCTACTCAAGAAGTGCAATCCCGATTCACAGGTTGAAATCTCTTGTGAATTCGAGGAAAAGCCAGAAGCAGTAATATCTTGTGCCCAAGTAGGAGAGATAGTAGTTATAGGGCATTCTCTAGGAGCAGATGAAACGTGAAACTTGATGAACTATATCAAAAGCTAGGAGAGCTTATTAAAGAGGGGCACGGTGGAAAGAAAGTCGATATTATGCTCCTCGCAGACGATCTCCGCTTAGAGATTGAGGAAATAAAACATGGTATTATCTTTGTTGATGGCTTTACCTATTAATCTTGCTTCCCCGTTTGTAACCTTTAATCAAGTCGATGTTCCCGGAAGCGCTATGTATTGCTATCTTGAATCCGCTTCGTACAATTCACAATTAACGTTAATCGTTGATGCTTCATCGTGCATCAGAGATCAGATATTCAGCGATGGATTTGACAAACTAGCAACGAATGTTCCTATTCCTCCACAAAACAGGAATCAACCCTAACCATGCAGCAAGTATATTTGACTCGCCGCAATCTTCAAACTCTCTTGAACAAGCTGGACAGAGGCTCTGGATCGGCTCATACAATCATCAAGAAAGACACGAAGCATTCGAAGTACCCGTGCTCAGATATTATTTCTGTCACGGCTGTAGAAGATAAAGACTATTATACAAACCGCGAGCCCGGATATGTCCATCCATTGGATTTACCTTAGTCATGAAGTGGTTAGTCCGATATTTCCGACAAGCTTTTTGTCATCACTCCAAGATGGAGCGAGAGGATATTCCAACGTACATAAACATCAAAGGGACGGCGACTAAAAAGCGAGTGTTTCTTTATTGCCCCGAATGCCATTATCACACTGATTTCTGGAAGGTTAATTACTAAAAAAGGAGGCTAATATTGAACTACCTAAATTCCTAACTGATCCTAATCCGGAGATATTCCTTGAAGGCTCGTTTGTTTGCTTGGATTTCGAGACAAGTGTACTCGACAGCGGAAGTCCCCTCAATCCTAAAAATCGCATTCTGTGCGCTTGTTGGTGTGTTGTACATCGTGGCAAGTCTTGGAATGATAGCCGAAATGATAAACATATCCAATGGAAATCCGTAATAGGAGGAGAAAATGACCTCGAAGAACTCTTGCGAGACATTGCTTCCGTTGACTTCATCGTCGCCCACAATGCCAAGTTCGAACTCGGCTGGCTCAAAAGATGCGGGCTTGATCTCCGTTCCGTGCTCGTGTTCGATACATACCTTGGAGAGTGGGTGTTACTTGGGAACCTACGAGGTACAGGGCTCGGACTCAATGAAAGCGGCATTCGCCGGGGCTGCAAGACTAGCAAAGACGTTGTTGGAGGATGGATTCGTGGTGGGGTTGACAGTGAAAACATACCCCGACAATGGCTTCTCTATTACTGTTCACAAGACGTCGTACTAACAAGGGAACTTTTCCTAAAACAAGTTGTCCTATTACAGGAGCGGAAGCAACTACATCTAGTATATCAGCGTGGATTGGTATGTGCTTGCCTAGCTGATATAGAGTTTAACGGATTAAAGCTAGATAAATCAAGGGTTTACGAGGAACACGAACGTGTCCAAAAAGAATACATCGGAATCCGCAACGAACTTGATGCAGAGTTCGGAGCAATTAATTGGCGAAGTCCAAAGCAAGTATGTGAATTACTCTACAATGGTCTCGGATTTGATCCAGAGGACGATGAATCGCCTAGCGCGGCGAAAGATGCTATTGCCAACCTCAAGCCCCGTAGTAAGACTCAAGCGAAGTTCTTAGAGCTTTACAAGAAAGCTGCTCATCTAAGTGCTCGATTAACCAAGAGTCTTAATTTCTTCAAGGGAGTTTGCGACGAATATGACGGAGTGTTCCACGGAGTATTTAACCAAGGGTTTACTCAAACCCACAGGCTCTCTAGCTCTGGACGTAAGCTTTCATTTAAGGACGGAACAAGCTCTGGAGCGCAATTTCAGAATCTGCCGAGAGAATACAAACGCCTATTTACTTCCAAACGGAAAGGCTGGCTTATCGGAGATTGCGACAGCAGCGGTGTTGAGTTTCGTGTAGCCGCTGATCTTGGTGACGATCAAATAGCGAAGAAAGAGATAGCAGATGGAGAGGATATTCATTCTCACACTGTAAAAGCTTTCGCAGAGGCAGGAGAAATAATTTCTAGGCAAGATGCCAAGCCACAGACCTTCAAGCCACTATATGCGGGGCGCGGGCACACAGATGCAGAGCAAGCATACTGTAAGTTCTTTCAGAATAAGTACGAAGGGATATACAAGACACAAACGGAATGGGTACATCAAGTAGTAGCAAGTAAGATCGGAGAACTAATTACACCGTACGGAATGAGGTTCTATTGGCCGGGAACAAAAGTCAATAGATATGGGTGGGCCGACAATACAACGTCGATCTTTAACTATAGTATACAGGGCTTCAGCACAGGCGAGATTCTTCCAATCGCCATCACTTTCTTTTGGCACCGAATAAAAGGACATGATATTGAGCTAGTAAATACTATTCACGATTCGGCTATCTCGGAGATAGCTCCTAACGAAGCGGATTATGCTAAAGAAACTTACGTTCAATCTTTTACTAGAGACGTTTACAATTTCTTAGAGAGGTGTTATGGCTACTCATTCAAAACACAGCTTGGCTGTGAAGTCAAAATCGGAGAGCACTGGGGAGAAGGACAAGGCGAAAAATTCAGCGTCGATCCAGGTGAAGGAAGGCATGATTCAACTTCCACTAGCTAGTAAAGCAAGTATTCTAGCGGTGCTAAAGCTTGACATGACCCAGAAGATCTCCAGAGGCAAAGCACTACAGAGCAATTTGCCGTATAACAAGAAGAATGCTAAATATTATGAAGATATATGTATTAAGAGCGAAGCGGAGATAGAAACGCTGCAAAAAGAGGTTGCGGAGATACGAAACACTATCCAAGAAATTGAAAACGCAGCAAAGGCGGCTTAATAATGAGTGCTAAGAAAGCAACTGTCAAGTAAACAAACCATAAATAATAAGAAAAAAGGATAAAATAATAACTTATGATAGTAACAGGCCAGATTGAAAAGATTGCGATTAAGAAAACGCAGTACGGGGATTACTATGATGCTTATGTTAACGGCACTAAGTACGGCATCGGTAAGAAGCGCCCTGCGTTCTCCGATGGAGATTGGGTAACGTTCGAAGCCGAGCAGAACGAGAAAGGGTTCTATAACGCCGATCCGACCACCTTCAAGAAGGTTGAGCCAAAGACTAAGACCTCAACTACGGCTAGTACCGGAGAGACGAAGCGAACTTGGGTACCGGATGATAAGCGTCAGGATTCGATTAGCTATCAGGCTGCTCGTAATTCTGCTCTTGTATTCGTAGACCTCTTGCTTAAAGCTGAGAAGGTTGATTTTGGCAAGATGAAGGGCGCAGATTCTATTGCATTGCTTGAGACGTATGTAGATAACTACACAACTCGCTTCTTTGAAGATACCAAGAATCTAGGCCATAAGGCAGAAGTGAGTGTGTCACTTGGTGATCCGAACGATTCTCTGGAGAATATCTAACGATGAGCACTCCGGAGCGTATCAAGAAGCTCGATAAGAAATACAACAAGAAAGAGGAAGATTCCAACACTGTTGAGATTCGTGTAATTCTCGACGAATCTGGTAGCATGGGAATTCTTCGTAAAGAAACGATTGAGAACTACAACAAGTTCCTAAAGGAACAAAAGGAAGATACATCTGGAAAGGCTAATATCCAGCTCATCCGATTCGCCTCACGAGTCGAAGCTGGCCCCGTACAAGATGTCAAGACGGCGAATGAACTCTCTGAGAGTACGTATAGTCCTGACGGCTGGACTGCTCTGTACGATGCTATTGGTGGCACTCTTGCTAACTTAAGTGCTATTAATCCTAAGTATGCGATCATTGTGATCCTTACGGATGGAGAAGAGAACTACAGCAAGTTGTACAATCAGTATACTACTAAGACATGGATTACGAACGCTGAAACGCGTGGGTGGCGAATTGTCTATCTCGGAGCTAATCAAGATTCTTTCTTGACCACTAAAGCTCTTGGTATTAATCAGACTTACGTACAGAACTGGGATTTTAGTAAGACAGGGCTATTGGGCAGCACTAACTACGCCAATGCCGTAGTCTCTGCCTATCGTGGCGGGGTTTCCAATATGGCTTCTGATGAAGAGCTGGCTAATACTGTACAGATAAGTTCCACGAGCTAATTAGTGGAAGAAGGAACTACTCTTTACAAATACGGAAGATACGAAGTAGTTCTTGGCGATAACGAATACTTGATAATCAACTTGGATACGGGCGTGGTGGAAGAGTCCACGCCCCATCTATTTGAAGCTATCATGATTGCCAAGATACACGATCAACGCCTTAGCGAAGCATTTGATTTTGAGCCGAAGCCGTTCGCAAATAACGGCAATACTGGTGGAGATACTTCCGGTACCCCTAATAATAACAAGAAACTAAACTAAGAGGAGACAAGGATTGTCCGAAATTATAACGCCATGGTCCCCGATCGGATATATCGTTTACAAGAGAACTTATGCCAGACGGCTCGACGAAAACAATAGTAACAGTGCAACTGAAGAATGGAAAGACACTGTTGATAGAGTTGTGCGATCAACTGATGGACAACTTAATGTCGGATTTACAGAAGAAGAAAAAGATAGATTTCGTAACTATCTTCTCTCTTTGCGGGCTTCAGTTGCGGGAAGATTCCTCTGGCAACTTGGAACTTCGACTGTTCAACGACTCGGGCTATTAAGCCTACAGAATTGCGCAGCCGTAGCAGTTGACGAACCTATTCGGCCTTTCACATGGGCTATGGATGCCCTTATGTTGGGGTGCGGAGTAGGATTTAATATACAGAGAGAATATGTCTACAAACTGCCAAAAGTTAATTCAAGCTATATCGGACCAAGTAGATTTGATTCGTCCTCTGCTGACTTCATTGTCCCCGATACTAGAGAGGGATGGATTAAGCTCCTCGAATATACTCTACGGTGCGCATTTGACGATGATAGCAAAAGAGGATTTAGCTACTCGACCCAACTGGTCAGAGGGTCAGGAGCCGCAATTAAAGGATTTGGAGGTACAGCTAGCGGTCCTGAAATCCTATGTGAAGGCATTGGAAACATTAGTGAGATACTCAAGAATAGAATTGGAAAGCAACTCCGCCCAATAGACTGCCTCGATATAATGAATCTTATCGGCTCAATTGTTGTAGCCGGTAACGTTCGTCGAAGTGCCCAGATAGCCATAGGAGATATGGATGATTTTCAGTACATTCGCTCCAAACGATGGGACCTTGGTAATATCCCCAATTGGAGAGCTAACTCCAATAACTCTGTGGTTTGCAACGACTTTGATCTTTTGCCCGAAGAAATCTGGCAAGGGTACATGGGAAATGGTGAGCCGTTCGGACTTATCAACCTACGTCTTTCCAGAAGGACGGGCCGCACGGGAGAAAACAATTATCCAGATAAAGAAGTTATTGGATTCAATCCGTGTGCAGAACAACCTCTCTGCAATTACGAAACTTGCTGTCTCGCTGAAATCTTCCTTCCCAACATCGAAGATAAAGATCAACTCCTTGATATAACAAAACTTCTTTATCGAGTATGCAAACATAGCCTTAATCTTCCTTGTCACAACAAAGAGACTGAAGAAATTGTTCACAAGAATCAGCGAATGGGAATCGGAATCACTGGCTATTTACAGAGCACCGACGAGCAACGTAGTTGGTTGGCTGGATGTTACGCACAGTTGCGGGCATTTGATGAGAAGTATTCGGACAGTAAAGGATTTCCAAGAAGCATTAAGCTTACTACAATCAAGCCGTCAGGAACCTTGTCTCTATTGCCGGGCGTTACACCGGGATGCCACCCTGCTTTTGGACAACATCTCATTCGACGGATACGTATCGCCTCAGACAGTAAATTGGTTGAAACTATTCGTGAAGCTGGTTACAAGGTCGAATACGCCCGCCATTTCGACGGATCAGACGATAGAGCGACTGTTGTCGCGGAATTTCCGTTCAACTACCCGAGCGGAACTAGATTGGCTAAAGACATGTCTGCAATTGATCAACTCGAAGTGGTTAAAAGATTGCAGAGCGAGTGGAGCGACAACGCAGTAAGCTGTACCATCTACTACAAGAAGGAGGAATTAGACGGAATAAAAGAGTACCTTAAGAAGAACTACAATAAACACTTCAAGAGCCTCTCATTTCTGCTGCACTCTGAGCATGGCTTCGATCAAGCCCCCCTCGAAGAGATCACGGAAGAAGAATACAATAAATTAGTTAAGAAAGTAACACCAATTACCTCAGTATCGTCGGCTGAGTTTGAAAGTAACGACGAATGCGCAAGTGGCTACTGTCCTATCAAGTAATTGATCTATAATTAAATAACCAATTGGAGAATAAATAAAACTTATGAACGACATTAATACTCTTTACGCGGCTCTACTTGAAGCCGTTAATAACTCGTCCTTGATTGCCAAGGAAATTGACGCCGAATTTGGCACTACTCTTGCATCAGAAATTCCGACTCTGCCGGCTACGCCGCCGGTACTTGGGGGCGGGAATGGCGATCCCGTATATGTGAACGGCATGACGGCTCCGGATGCTGATGGCATGGTTCAGATCAAGTCTGTCGAAGACTTCCGCATTGCACATGCCAATGACGCACAGGCATCTGTTCGTAATCTTGCGTCCGGCCTGCCGAAGCGCTGGTTTATTCAGGACACCTTGGATAATCCGGGTTCTCTTAGTAAGGATGTTGTGTTTCAAGTCCAGACCCAGACTAATGCTGCTCGCACTATGCTCAGTATTATGGGCGGGGGAGCTAAGGACACGTATTTCGTTCCGGTACACAAGGCTAGCCAGTCGGCTACTGGATTGTACAAGGAAGGAGACATCATTGCTGACGGCGGTGCCTTTGCTGGGGACTTTGTGATTGCCGGCTTTACCGTGTGGAAGGGCGTTCGTTGCACGGACGTTCCTGCGACTTTGCAGGCGCTCCTCGTCCACGCACAGAAGAACAATACGATCAATAACCAGTAATTAGGTAATAAATGTAGGCCCGGCCTCAATCAAGAGGCCGGGATACCGGAGGATTTATGAGTAACTCTCAGTACAGCTTCAAAGAACTTAGCCACGAAGATCTTATCAAGTTCGCTCTTAATCAGCCAAGGGATTTGGAACATAATGAATATTCGCAGCTAGTGCGAGAGCTGGGAATTAGACTTAGAATCTTCAAGCGGTGCATGGACAAGTTTTGAAAAACCTCATTACAGCTACTCTAGCTTTTATAGGAGTACTTATGATAGTTCCTATTTTAGCATATAGCTTTATCTGGTATTGTTTATTGATTATAAGCCTGTTTACTAAGTTATGAAAATAGCTTTGGATTATGATGGTACATATACTGCTGATAGAGTTCTCTGGAAAGCTTTTGTAAAGCACGCTCTTGAACGAGGCCATGAGGTTTCATTTGTCACATTTCGTATGGAAAATGGGCCTATGGATAGATGCCCTAGTAACGATGATATCTTGAAATCATCTGAGCGTATGGGAATTCCCGTTATTTTCTCAAACGGTCAGCCTAAGAGAACATGCTTCACCGCAGATATTTGGATCGACGACAATCCCGAAACGGTGTTTATTGATTACGAACAGTGTCTTGAATCAGGAATATTTAAGCCGAAGGAGCTATTAGTTGAGCATAAGACACAGGTATGACGATCCAGAACGCGCCGGAGAGGAGTTCTCCAAGAAAGCGGTCGAACAATTCACGGCGGAACGCTTTAAAAGCGTTACGATCAATAGAGAGTACGAAGTTCCGTATACTGCTGGATACAGTAAAGACGGAAAAACTATCTACATTGATAGACATGTCCCGGATACAATCTCTTATAGAGGAAAGAAATGCGATATCATAAAGCCTTTGGTGATGCACGAAACAACCGAGATATCTCTTGAATCCAAGCCGTATTTCGACAGTTATGAATTATCGCACGAAACTGCAACCATGGCTGAGTTTGCTCTTGTTCGGGCTATGGGCTTTGATGTGGTGGAATACAACAAGCAAGTAAACGAAATAGTTAAACGTGTATATAGTAGGGCTAAGTATGAATCAATTCCGCCCGATCTTGATCTTGAGCCTTATTATGATGAAAAAGACTACAAGTGTCTAAAACGTATGGGCATAACTGATGAGGAGAGTAATAAGAGTGAAGAATAAGTTAATTGCATTGTGTGCTGGTCTTTTGCTGAGCTTTAGTGTAGCATCTCACGCCGCTAAGACTGAAGATCCGTTTGAATTTAAGCGTCCCGTTCCTAAAGTTTCCGATCAGATGTATAAGGAAGCTGTTAAGGAATACAATGACGGCAATGTTAATGCCAAGTTGTTCTTGGACGGCATGAGGAAGGGATGGAAGGCTAATGAAGCCCGCGAAGGGCTTGATGAGCCGGAAGACATCTTCATGGGATGTGTTCTGTTTCAAGTTGGCGGCATGAAGGCTTTGAACGAAATTAACTTCGACCATACAGCAAGAGTTCTAGCTGGTGGCCCGAAGGAAGATGGAACTGGCAATTACGGTGAAACGGATGCAAAAAACCTAGTCCAGTCTTGGAATGAAGACCAGAAAGCTACCGCCGTGCGGCTATATGTCTTCATGGAAGAGTACGGAGAGGATTGCTACAGGCTAGTCCATCAAGGATTTACTGCCGGTATTCCCAAGCTTCCTGTCAATGAGGTGAAGAATTAAGGGACCAGATCTAAGTAAGAAAATCGTTGGGCTAGTTGATGCGGACGTACTCTTATTTCGCACTTGCTTTGCAGCGGAGAAGAAACGAGAAGTACGTAATAATAGCGATGATACCGAATTTGAGCTAAAGAGAGAAGTAGCGCCTCTCTCTCATGCCCTACAGAACACCGAAACGGTAATCAAAGAGCTATACAAAATATTCGATTCATTGGAGTTTTATCTAAGTGGCAAAAAGAACTTTCGGAAAGAAATCGCAACAATTAAGCCGTACAAAGGAAATCGTTCCGAATTCCAGCGACCTGTGCATCTCAATGACGCTAGAGATTTCCTCGTCAATAAATACGATGCAATCGTTACGGATGGAGTGGAAGCAGATGACGCCCTCGGAATTCGAGCGACTTCTGGACAGCGTGAAGACGGACGTGTCTTCTGTATTGTCAGCAATGACAAAGACCTAAAACAGATACCGGGACTTCACTACAACTGGGTTAAGAAGGAATGGGACGAAGTAAGTGAAAGAGAAGCGTTACGTTCATTCTATCGGCAACTACTTACTGGAGACGCCACTGACAACATCCCCGGCGTGGAAGGTATCGGTACTGCTAACGCCCACAAAATCATTGATCCTTTTACAAAGGAACAAGGAATGTGGCAGACGGTGCTCGAAGAATACACCGAGCGATATCCAAATGGATACTACAATAAATCAGTTAAAAATGCGCTCCTTGAACTAGGACAACTATTGTGGATACAAAGGACAAATCGAGTAAGGTGGGAACCGCCTAAGTGAAGAAAGGAAAAGGAGTTAAAAGACGAAGTGGATTCGAAGATAAGATTGAAGCCCAATTAAAGAAAGCTAAAGTTAAATATGGCTATGAAAGTGAACGAATCAAATACAAGGTGCCTGAGCGAGAAGCTACTTACATCCCCGATTTCGTCCTTCGAGGAGGCGATCTCATTATCGAGTGTAAAGGGCGTTTCACTAGTCATGATAGAAAGAAAATGGCCCTTGTCATTGAGGCTAATCCAACCTTGGACATACGAATGGTGTTCATGAGAGACAACTACTTGCGGAAAGGCTCTAAGACCAAGTACAGTGATTGGGCCAATAAAAATAATGTCAAGTATGCTATAGGAGAGGTGCCTACTGAATGGCTGAAATAGTGTATATCTTTGATGGACATAAGGCCGTTAGCATAGAAAAGTGCTCTAAGATAACTAAATCGCTAATTTTCAATCTTATTGAAAGAGATAAACTTGGACAGAAGAAATATGGAACTTCTTTAGATCGTGCTGACTTAACTAAGAATCAATGGCTCGATCACATGACGGAGGAAATGTTAGATGCTGCAGGTTACGCACAGGCGGCTAAGAACTCTGAATGAATGGAATTCTTTAGGATATAAAATAAATAAAGGAGCCAAGCATGTAAAGAGAAATAATAGCGGCCAATGTATTTTCTCTAGTAAACAGGTCTCAAAGAGAAAAGAATGGCATCCCTACGATCATGGAGATGGTGATTTGGAAGATCCGTTGTATTGTGGTATGACAGAAGAAGAATTTCTCGGATATTTACCCGGAGATCAGGAGTAATTAATGACTAACAATAATAAAGAGATTACCGTTGAGGTAACGAGGTCGGATTTGGTGTATCTTCGTCGGGTTCTCGACAATACCCTTCCGGAAGTGCAGGCTGCTGTTGCGGACGGGCTTATTGATGAATCAATCTTGATCGGTCTTGATGAGGCTATTGAGATTGTAGAGGAGTATTTGAGTTGACGATGAAAATTCTCGATAAAAATAACAACTATAATTTGAACGATTCGAGAGAAGCGAGAATTTAATGAGAAAAGATGAAGAAATAGAGTACGCAGAGCTGCTTAAGCTTGCCTATCAAGCAGATAGAGATTTTAATAAGTGGGATGAAGAGGATACCGCTAAATACGGCCAGCATCTTGGATATGATGGGCGCGATGGCGGAGAGCCGGAATATCCGCCGGAATCTCCCATTGATTTTAAGGTGAAGGGAGAAATCCTTAAAACTAAGAAAACTCTTGCTTGGCAAGCGGTAAAAAACTTCAAGGTTAATTTGGGAATTAGTTCTTGAACAGCCCGCGTTTGCTCGTGCTCGACATAGAAAATTCATATTTGCTTGCGGGCACTTGGGGTCTTTGGAATCAGAACATTAACTTGGATCTTTTGCTCGATTACGGCAAAGTTCTTAGTGTAGCTGCCAAGTGGATTGGCGAAAAGAGTATCATCTTCCATAAGTGCGATGATAAAGGATTCCACAAAAGCATCTGGAAGCTCTTAGATGAAGCTGATGCAGTAATTACGTACAACGGACGAAAGCACGATATTCCACTTCTTAATCGAGAACTCTTAAAAGAGGGGCTAGGTCCGTACAGTCCAATTAAGCACATAGACCTTCTTGAAACCATGAAGAAGCAATTCAAGTTTCCGAGCAATAAACTAGCCCATATAACAGAAGAGTTAGGTCTCGGAAAGAAGCTCGATCACGGCGGATTCCAGCTTTGGGTTAATTGCTTAAAGGGCGATGAAGATGCTTGGAAAAAGATGGAGAAGTACAATAAGCAGGATGTACGGCTTACTGAAAAACTATTTCACAAGGTTCGTGCTTGGTGCAATCTTGTTGTTAACTACGCTCTTTATAGTAGCAACGGTGATGTACTTTGTCCTCATTGCGGTAGCGATCATCTCCATAAGCGAGGTTATTACAGGACAACGTCTGCCATCTACCAGAAATTCAACTGTCAAGTATGCAAAGGATGGTCAAGGACTAGGTATACGGAAGTAACCAAGGAAGAGCGTAAGAATATCTTGGTAAAAGCAAATTGAGACTCTTAGTTTGTGGTGGCAGAGATTTTTCCGACAAGGAATGGCTAAATGGAGTTTTAGATGGAATTCATCAGCATTCTCCTGTAGATATCTTAATAGAAGGCGGAGCTTCTGGGGCAGATAGACTTGCTAGAGATTGGGCATGGAATAAAGGAATTCATGTAGCTACAGTCTGTGCGATGTGGGTTAAGTATGGTAAAGGTGCTGGACACAGACGTAATGAAGCTATGATGAGGCTTGATCCAAATATGCTCATAGCCTTTCCCGGCGGAAAGGGTACTACTAATATGCTGGACACTGCGTACACATGGAAGGCAAATACGTGGGGTAATGCAGAGGACTTGGAGATCATAAATGTATCACAAAAAGATGCTTCTAATGCTAGCTAAGAGATATCTTACCATCCATATGACTGAGGGACGCGAAGCAGCAGATGAATTTGAGATGCGACATCTTAACAAAGATCCAGAGCTGCACAAACAATTGATTCCAGTAATTCACGATTTAATGACTAATAAGAACTAAAAGAATGGAAAATACTATGAATTCAAGCACCATGGAACGGTTAATGAGCCTCCTAGATGGGGCTATCTCAGAAATGGCTAATAGTACAGCTAACGATAAATCTTACGAGTATCTTTGTAAAGCGATGTCTATTGTGGAGCGAGCTTATTACGCATCGGATATTGATAAGAGTAGGCAAATGGAGCTAGACTTCTCAAAGCCTAACTACAATAACATTCCGGAGAATGAGGATGACTAATGATGAGATTCTTGATTTAGCGGAAAAATTCTCCGAAGAAGTTAGAACTGACGGACTTTTCACGTATTCGTATGCTTTTGAGCGAGATACTGATCTTTTGAATTTTGTTAATAAGCTTCTATTAGAACACGAAAGAGATACAGGAAATCCAAATGCCTTTACCCAGTCCGACTAGTTGGACATTCATTGATGATAGCCCACCTCCCGAAGACATATGGATGTTTCTATATGTTTTAGCCAGTCCTTTTGACGATGATCCGGACAAAAAAATACCCGCAATCACTTGCGGGTACTTCTCCAGTAAAACTGGAGTATTCATTGATGAACGTTATAAATGCTTAAGCGAGATGTTTGAAGTCACTCATTATAGTGTAGCTACTACCCCTGCTGGAGAAGTCATTAAAGTGGATAATGGCTAAGATTACTTTCTGTTTTCGTAGTCATGAACGCACTGTACTTCGCCAACGTGCTTAGTCTTTAGGATTTTCCAAGCACCAATTAAGTAAGTTTCAAAGCTAGTATCACTTTCCCCGTCATCGGGGTCTCTTAGGGCGTCCGTGGTGTCCTCATACTTTGGAGGGCACCCGAGCGCCTTACTTGCTTCTATTGGCTTCGTTGATACGGTCGAGCAAGAACTTACGCTCAGCATCAGACTTAAGGCAATTAGAATCTTTCGAAAGCTCATCTGCTTTATCCTTGTTATCTTCATTCGTTTTCTGTTGTGCAGCAATTGTGTCGCTAGCTTTGCTAGCATTAGCTATAGCTTGCTTATTCTGCTCTTGCTCTTTCTTGTTCTCAGCAGCTTGAGCTTTAGCTGTATCTTTCTGCACAATAGCTATAGCATTGTTATATCCCCAGTCGTAGATCTTGTGCTCACCATAGAGCACTGCTATGCCTAAGAAAATATAAAGCCAAGTCTTAAGACTAAGACCAAGGGCTTCCTTCTCAATAAATCCCAAAATTTTAATCCACATAAACTTCCTATTGTATCAAATTCGAGTGAAACGAAGAATAAGGCAGGACAGGGGTCTAAAAATGGATTCTGAAAACCTGCGCCATTGACCCGACATCGATAGGAGTCCCTGTCGAACCATTTATGGTTATTCCCGTTATGTTTGTTCCAGTAGTTACCCATGAGACACCGCCCCACTGCAGCCTGGCAATAACCCCGCCAGTTCCCTCCATGGAAAAGCATTGCGCAATCTTCCGTGTATTGGCGTCATTCTGTATGAGGATGAATCCTGTCAACGCAGCATTCAGGGATGAATCAAGTGAGCCGATGATGTTGTTATTGGCAGCAGAAGCCCCCGGAGAGCCGCTGGCAAAGGTTCCGATTTGGCGCCAGTAGTTTGTTACGGTTGTGTCTGAGTTGAAAACCAGATTGATATTTGAAGCGTTTGCGGTTGAATTACGCAAGGAAAACAAAACCAGATAAGTCCCGTCCCTATTGATGTCCAGAGAACTGACTGTCAAATTTGCCGTTGCAGACCCCGCAACGGTAGTCCCGGCAACGAAGGCCATGGCGCCTCCCGATCCGCCGCCTACTGTCCCCAGCGCGAAATTTCCCGCGCCATCGCCGACGATCGCTTGTCCGGCAGTACCGTTGCCCAGCATCGCAGCAATGTAGGCATTGAACGTAGCGTCAGTGGGCGCCGCCGCGCTGCCGGTAATGTTCGCCTTGACCGTGTGCGCTGCCATGTCGGCGAGCTTGGCGTTGGTCGTGCCGCCGTCTTTCTCACTAAACGTTGTGCCAACCAATTGCAGCGTCGAGCCATCCGCACTATAGACGGTGCCCGGAATAGCAGCGGATAGATTAGCGAATGTTATTTTCTTATTAGCAAAACTAGAAGCGCTATCTGCTAGGAGAAATTCATCGCCACTGACAGGAGTAGTTTTCCCCGTTAAAGGATCTATTGCTATAGATATAGCCGGAGTAGCGCCGCCGCTTGATACTATAGGGCTTGTTCCTGAAACACTAGTAACTGTTCCAGAGCCCTTACTATTAAAGGTGTTCCAGTCAGTAGAAGTCAAGAAGCCTTTATGTGTAGCATCTGCGGCTTGACCATTAGTATAATCAATGGAAATTACACCAGAACCATTATCGTTAAAATCTGCTGCAGCAAAAGCCGCTGCACCAAGAGTACTTCCGTCCGCTTTTGCATCTGCAATAGAAATAGTAGGCGTACTGCCGCCACTAGAGGCTATAGGAGCTGTACCGCTTACAGACGTTACAGATCCCCCAGTAATAGCTACATTAGTAACTCCTGATACGCGGCCATCAGCCAAAAGAGTTATTTGAGGTACGTTAGTAGCATTACCATAAGTGCCGGCAGTAACTCCACTAGCAGATACAGATAAAGTTTCTGTGCCTGCTCCTGAAGTCATTGTTATGCTAGTAGAGCCTAGAAGCTTAGCAGCATTGGGAAGCGTAGCTGGAGGAGTATCGTAAAGAAGATACTTAGCCGAATCCGGAGCAGGAGT